CGATGCTCTCAGAATCGCTGGATCATTGTTACCGCATGTTCGGAGGCAATGACATCGAGTACGACGAAATGCTGATTGACGTGCGGCGTCAAATTGACGCAAAAATTAATATTCGTGAAACGAATATTGTCTAAAAATTAGGTTTGCACTTGCGCGTGTAATGGTGGTTATGCCTACCAACATTACGCGCACAGATGCAACCGCTTCTACACCGACATTTGCAGAGCAGATGGTCACCAAACTTCAGGCCGATCTGATTGCAGGTACGGGTGGAGTGACGAGTACATCAATTGATGGAACAAGCGTCACCATGAGCCGCCCCCAAATGCTACGGGAACTTACCCACTGGCAAAAAGTCGTTGCGCGTGAAAACGGTACTCGCCCCACCGCTTTAACGATTGACCTATCTAATGCCGCAACCGACGTTGACTGATTCGGCAAAAGCCGATCCGACGAAGCTAGACTACGACGCCGCAAATACCTCCACCAAGAGGTACAGCCCACCGACGCGCCTCAAGTCTACCGACCAGATACTCACGCCTACCAAGCGAAAGCAGTTAATCTCTAACGCCAGGGATTTACAGCAGAACTTTACTGCCGCTGCGTGGGCAATCAGCCTGCACCTCGATTACGTCTCACGATTCACCTTTGAGCCACAAACCGGCGACGAGGGACTCGACCGTGACCTTCAGGCACTGATGGACTGGTATCAGCGTCCAGAAAACTGCGATGTGTCAGGCCGTCACACGCTTTCACGTATGCTACGCATGTGCGAAGAACGACGGACTGTCGATGGCGATGTGTTTCTAATCAAACTCCGCAACGGTAAGCTCCAGCCGATTGAAGCAGACCGAATCAGAAACCCCGACAAGGTTCTTGAAGCCGACCGCTGGATACACGGAGTTCGTGTGTCTGACGGTGGGCGTCCCGAACGCTATGCCGTCTGGCGTCGTGATGGTTCAGGTGGCTACGATTATGAACGCTCCATTGCCGCACGCAATGTCTATCAACTCGGATACTACGACCGCTTCGACCAGATTCGTGGCGTGTCGCCTCTAGCTCCAGCAATCAATACATTCCGTGACCTGTATGAGTCCTACGATTATGCTCTTGCGAAGCTCAAGGTTTCACAAATGTTTGGGTTGGTGTTGAGCCGTGATAGTGCCGATGGTTGGGGCGATGTCACTAAAGACGACAGCGTAACGGGCGGCTACAAAGTGGATTTTGGAAAAGGTCCGGTCATGCTTGACCTCGATCCGGGCGACCATGCTGAAATCCTAGAAAGCAAAAACCCGTCCAATGAGTTCCAGACGTTCAGCGAACAGATGACCGCACTCGCGCTCAAGAGTCTCAGCATCCCGATGAGTTTCTTTGATACGAGCCGAACAAACTTCTTTGGTTCTCGTGCCGGTCACATCTTATACGAAAAGGCGTGCAAGACCAGGCGAGCCGACCTCATTCACCTGCTGGATCGCATTACCGGCTTTCGCATGAAGATGTTCATTAACGATGGAACACTCAGACTGCCCAGTGGCATGACACTCACCGACCTTAACTGGGAATGGATGCCCGATGGCACGCCGTGGTGGAATCCGCAGCAGGAAATCAACGCCGACATTGCGGCAATCAATGCCGGACTGAAGACACGAACCCAGATTGTGCGTGAGCGTCACGGGAAAGAGTTCCGTGACGTGATTGATACTTTAGCGGCTGAACAGGATTACATGAATTCGCGCGGCGTGATTCCTGACATGTCTATTGCCGAAATCGTTCCCGATGATGTTGAGCCACCTGTGTCAGGTCGCCGACCGGAAGTGGAAGAAGAAGAGGAAGAAGTATGAAAGAACAAGTACCAGCAAACGCAATGCACCTCCAATCGACTGAGATTTCTATTACAGAAGGCTCGTCGGAAGATGGTGAAGCAACCCTTTACGACGTAAGCCTGTTAGCACGAAGTTCACAGGCCATCGAGCATTGGTATTGGGGTGACCAGACGATCCATGACTTTGCAGGGATGCGTGTGGCCGAGAAGATTCCAATCGACTTTAACCACGATAACGGTGAAGTGATTGGCTACTTAGACCGCTTTGAGCAGAAGCCGGAAGGCTTAGTTGCCAGCGGAAAACTTGTGAGCTTTTCTAAGAAGGATCGAAGCGCAGAGATCGTCCGTAAAGCCAAAGCCGGAATTCCCTGGCAAGCCTCCATCAACTTTGGTGGCGATGGGATCAGCATCGAGCGCATCACCACGGAGGGTGAGTTCACGGTTAATGAAAAACAATTTAGCGGACCGGCGACAGTGATTCGCACATGGCCGCTACGGGGCGTCGCCATCACACCTTACGGTGCTGATGAAAATACCGAATCTGTTGTGTTGTCAAACGGCAACGAAATTTTAGTAGATGTTTTAGAGGAGTCTCTTATGACGGACGACCAAAACACACCGGAAGTCGAAAACGAAGAAGCTGTTGTAGCTGAAGTCGTTGAAGATCAGGTGGAAGAAGTCGAACAACCAGAGGCCGCTGAATCATCCGAAGAAGCCGAAGTCGTTGAGGAAGCCGCAGAAGCACAACTCTCTGCCGCCGAAGGTAAACGATTCGTCGAACTCTTTGGAGATCAGGGAGCTTTATGGTTTATCGAAGGCAAAAGCGAAGCCGAGTGTTACGCACTTCAAATCGCGCAACTGAAAGAAGACAACGCAAGTCTGGCTGAAGAAGCCGGTCGCCTGCGTGAACTCGCTCATGCCAATGCTGAAGGCGAAGCTAATCCTGTTAGCTTTTCTGAAGGCGTAAACCCAGAAGATGCCGAACGAATTGCACTTGTTGAGAAGTACAAGAAGAACGGCGTGAACAACGATTTCGTGGCAGGTTTCGCAGCCCGCTTTGAAAAACAATTAGCTAACAAATAGATAGAAAGGTAAATCTAAAATGGCTGACGATTATTACACAAGCGCAGAGATCATCACCTTCAACGAAAGCGATTTGTCTTTCGATATAAGTGATGTTCTCAACCGCGCACCACTGATTCGCCGACTATCTGCGTTTGCAGTAGACGGTACACAGCTCAAGATGGTCAAGAAGACTGCCGATCCAAGTGTTGGCTTCAGACTGCTTAATGACGGTGTTGAAAATGACGTGGCAGATTACACACAAGTGACTGTCGATCTGGCTATCGCTGATGCCAGCTTTAACGTCGATATTGCCGCCGCCGAAGGTTATCGCCTCGGACCAGCAGCGTTTCTTGCTCTCCAAATGCGTAATCATATGGAAGCGATGATGTTCAAGATTGAACAGGAGCTTATCTACGGTGCAAACACCAACGGTTTCGCTTCACTTGCTGACGAACTTGATGCAGTAGCAGATGCGACCGTCATCTCGGCTGGAGGCACTACAGCCGACACCGGAAGCTCAGTCTGGGCAATAAAAACTGGAATGAACGATACACAGATTGCCTGGGGTAATCAGGGTGTCATTGAAGCGAAGGATACTACGATTATCCGTACTGCCGGTTCTAGCTCTGGACACTACGGTTCTTACTGGACGCCTGTTACTGGTTACTGTGGTTTGATCTACGGATCAGCATGGTCTGCCGGTCGTTTAGCTAACCTGACCGAAGATTCCGGTAAAGGCTTAACCGACGATTTGATTTCTCAACTACTTGAGAAATTCCCCGCCGGTCGAGGCCCAGACATGCTCGTAATGTCACGCCGTAGTCTAGGCCAATTGCAACGGTCGAGAACAAGCTACTCGCCAACCGGCCAGCCTGCAACGATTCCAGATTCGGCATTTAACATTCCGATTATTCTGAGCGATGCCGTAAGTAACACGGAAGCGTTGATTAGCTAATGAGTCTTGCCACACATATAGGTGACGCTCACAAGACACTACAGGCCGCTGCGGGAATAACTATTAAGTATTCCCGTGGCGACCGTAATGTGTCGATTAAGGCCGTCCCAGGTAGCACTGAGTTTGTTCAAACATCAGGCGAAGGCTACATGGAAACGGTCGAGAGCCGTGACTTTGTTTTTGTGGCGAGCGAATTGAACTTTGGTGGTAAAGCTGTGCTTCCAGAGCGCGGCGACACAATCACTGAAGTTGTCAATGGAGAAGAATTTACCTACCCCGTTTTGTCGAACGGGAGTAGGTATTTCAAATACTCCGATCCGTTTCGTCAAATCATCCGAGTTTATACCAAGCAGACATAATGCCAAACGCTAAAGAAGTAGACGTTGCTAACGCAATAGCTGTTTATCTCAATAGTCAATCATTGAGTATGACCTTCACAGCAAAACTGGATTACCTGCCTGATTTTGAACGGGAAGATTTAGACTCAGCGGAAATAACTATATTCCCTGCCGGAAAACAAATCAGTTTCGCTTCCCGAAGCGACAACCAGTATTTGTACAACATCAACATCGTCATCCGTATCCCCGTGAAAGCGGCTAAAGAACCAGACCTTGCTGATGAAATGTATTTTTCCGAACAGGTAATTGAGTCACTGGACCGCATACGTATGAGCAACACATCGTTTCGTGGTGCTGAAACGTCACAGTCTTATGACTTGGAGTTACTAAACGAACGCAACGAGTTTCTTGTTGCTTATTCATTAACATACTTTGAAATAAAATAGGTGAACTTGTGGCTATTAAATTAGGACTAGAGTGCAAGCTGTACCGTGACAACAGCGGTACTTGGGACGAGATCGGCAACGTGCGTGATCTCACTTTGAACATGGAAATGGGTGTTGCCGACGTGACAACCAGAGGTGGAAACGGCTGGCGTCAAAACATTGCAACGCTGCGTGATGGTACAGTCACCTTCCAAATGGTGTATGACACTACGGATGCTGATTTTACGGCATTACAAACGGCTTTCTTAGCGGCTACTGCGGATGACCGTGAAATCAAAGTCGCAGTGCTAGACGGAGCGATTCCAACAGACTCCGGTGACCCATCGGCTCAGGGGCTTGTAGCGTTTATGAACGTGACAAACTTCTCCGAGCCACAGAACTTGGAAGAAGCTGTCATGGTCGATGTAACACTGCAACCGAGTTATAACTCCACCGCACCGGCTTGGACAACATTCTCGGTATAACAACTTCTGAAAGGGCGCAAAATGTCAAAATTTACGGATACGGAAGGTCGAGTCTGGGATGTCCAGTTATCGGTTTACCTAGCTAAACAAGTGAAACAGCGTCTCGATGTGGATTTGCTCAATGAACAAATCCACGAGACGCTTGCTTCTCTTACCGATGACATCGTTAAAGGCGTAGATGTACTCTATGTCTTATGCAGCGATCAGGCAGCGAAGAATGATATTACCGACGAAGAGTTCGGTAGATCGCTAAGTGGTGACGTGTTATTCGACGGTATCAACGCAATGGTGGAAGCACTCATTGATTTTTTCCCGAACCCGAAGAAGCGTATGTGGATGCGCAAACTTTGGGAGAAATCGACGGACCACAAAAATCAGACCAACGAAAAGATGCTGGCGATTCTGGAGAACGAGGAGATAGACAAGGAACTGGAGGTGAGACTAAACCAGACGGAAAAGGCGGCTATCAGCGAAGCACTCTCTGGACTGAAATCTGGAAACTTGCCGGAATCGTCGGGGTAGACCCACACCCTTTAACGCTGCGTGAATTGTGCTGGATGGCAAACGCCCGCTTAGAGCAGGAGTGGTGGCACACGGCAAATCTGATGGCGTTACATATAAACACAAATCGTAAAAAGGGCGCACCGACGGTAAAACCAGAGGACTTAAATCCCCTTGTTAAAAGGCGAAGCAAACCACCCAAACTGGAAAAGGTTGGCGTTGAAGCGTTGAAAATGTTTTTACCGCCAAATGACCCTAATAGGAGCATTTAATGGTATCAGCGAGATGGACACGTGTTTACCAGGGGGCTGAAAGAGTCCGCAATGCGTCAGCCCTAATACCACGAGGAACAGGGAAACTTGCGCATCGCTATGTTCCCAAATCCGGTCGAACACAGAGTGCATTATTCGCAAAACTTGCCAGTGGAAATCCGAGGAATATCAAAACCACTGGAGTATCGGTCGTTACCAGATTTAACAAGGTAACGAACAAACATGCTGAAGCTAAGATGCGGATCGAAAATAAAGTCGAACGTGTTCTTAATCAGTTCGGAGCGTATGTGCGGACTACCGCCAAAAACTCCATGCGTTTAAGAAAGAAAAAGAAGATCAATCCAAGTAAAGTGCAGCGTGTTTCAGTCACTCTGGCTGGCAAAATCAAGAAACGGGCTAATCCGATATTCGGTACGTTAACCCGCCAGAAAAGACAAATGAAAGCAGTACCAGGCTTAATCGCTCCAGAGGGATTGATGGATATAGCTTTCAAAGAGTACCCGTATTCAAAACCAGGCGATAAGCCGTTTGCTCATGAACAACCAAACATCCGAAAAATGATGGCGTTCAAGGCAAGTCGTTTTGACTTGAATGTTGTTATCGGTCCACTCCCGAGAGCGAATATGATCGCCAATCTAATGGAATACGGTGGGACGCGCGTTAAAGAACAGGCGTACAAACGCAACATCTTCGGTCAGTTGATTATTTCCAATCTCAAAGGCTATAAAAAATCCATGCCGGTCAGATACAAGGCGCGTCCATACATGCGACCGGCGTTTTGGAAGTCGTTCCCATTTTTAGAACGGAAGATCAAATCCGCAAGGTTAGATGAAGCGTTGGCAAATACGATTTTACAAAAGGCTGGAACTCAGGCGGCTGAGAATTTCGCAACATTATTTACAAAGTGATAACTGATGCCATTTCAGAGTGCAATTAAGGCTGGGAAAGCCTACGTCGAATTCGCAGTTTCAGACCAGACAAAAAATGGACTGAACCGAGTCACCCGAAGTATGAATCGGTTTGGTTATCGTATGTCCCGCCTCGGACGCCGGATGATGATGGTCGGCGGTGCTATTGGCGTACCACTAATTGCCGCCGCACGAGCTTTTGCGGCGTT